CGGCCGCACACGTCGATGCCGAAGTGGTCGGTGTCGTCGCTGCGTTCGTCGTCGAACACATGATACCAACAGGCTGCGAACCGTTACGCGGTGTCATGGTCAGACCGGCATCGATGATTTCAGTGTAGCCCGTTACTGCCGAAACGCCGAGTGACGGGTTTGCGCCAGAGATGTTTGCGGCGACATACCATCCCGTTTGTTCTGGGCGGAAGGACTGCTCTGCGCCCCAGCCGGTACATGGGATGGTAGCTCTTCCGGTCATATAGTAGTTTGCGGCAATATCGGAAACAGCGGCATAGGTTGAGGCACCTTCCGGTTGCATCAAAATATTTTGACCGCTGATAAAAGTCTCGGCCCCTTTAAAGGCAGTTGTTCCGACGTTACCTGAACCGTCAACCCGAACACCGCCAACTGATGTAGCAAGTTTTGAAGTGTTAGGAACGCATTCAGAAGGGATGCCAAATTGAACGCTACCTGCACTTCCGCTCGCGGCGCCGCCAGAACCGTTCTTAAGAGAGAACTGAACTTCCATTGAATCGCCAACGCGCCGCTTGCGGCCGTTAGGATCTGTTTTTCCAGTCGAGTTGAGCGTGATCGAGCCGCCGCCTGAAGTGGTAAGTGCCGGGGTGAAAGTCTCCCATTCGGTTGTGTTTGCGACGTTTCCGATATTTCTCGCAACCCCAATATAGGCTTCATCAACTCCGAGTGCCGGTTCGTTCGCGTTTGCGAGAAGTCGGATCGCGATTGTTCCCGAAGTCGGACAAGGAAAGTAAACCGTATTCGTTTTCGGCGAAGTCCCAGTGACAACAGTGCTAGAGACTAGAACGTTGGTTCCATCATAAGCTTGAAGAGAGTGTGTCGCGGTTCCGCTCGGAACTAAGAGAAGGACAGAAGCTTCGCAGTTGAGACCGTAAAGACCGTTGGGGATCGTGACAGCTTTACTTCTTAATGTGTCGTTACTTGCAGCTGCATCCCAAACACCAGACCCGCCCCCCACCAATAGGTTTGAGCCGCTGGTCGCAACAGTGAGGTGCGCCGCCGTCGACGGTACCCAGGATGCAAGGCCGTTTTCAAATCCGCCGTTGAAGGGACCTAGCAGGTTTTTAAAACTGAGTTCTTGCTTATCGCCATTGGTTAATGCGGCGTCGGCCGGAAAACCGAAAAAGAGCGTGACGAAAAGGTGTAAGAAAAGAATCAACTGTCTCATGTGAACGTTACCTCGCTACTGTAAGCTGGGAATTTTGCATCGCCCGCGTATGTGTCGGTTGCCGTATCTCGTGTCATTCTCACCAAAATGATGTCGCCTGCGGTTACTGTGACGCTATTGATGAGACCCGAAGAATCAGTCAGATCGTTGACAAAAGCGTTCGGGCGATTCGCAGTGGTGGCCAAAGTGATCGCACTATTCGTAGAAGTCCTTTGATTCGTTGTTGAATTGATCGCGTCAGTTCCGGTACGAATCAGGGTCGCAAGAGTCTTCATCAAAACCGTACTTGAAGTGCCTGCGGCATAGACTACACCACGAAGATTGATTTGCGATCCTGCTACATAGCTGTTTGGAACTCGAACAGCGGCGTAAAGATATTGCGTGATCGCATCTTCAAAAACAAAAGCCTGTTCGGAGTATTCAAAAACAGAAGTAGGCGCGTCGGCGTCTTCAATCCATTTAAGGCTCGAGCCCCCGCCACCACCGCTTCCGACTGCGGCTTCGACCCCTGCCGGATTCTTCTTATAAAGAAGGCCGTCGTTTTTAAAGTAAAGCGCCATGCGCCCGGCTGCGGGCGCGGCCGGAATACTGCTCGTGGTGTTCTGATAAAAGTTTCCCCACTGCATGTGACCCGTGCGCCAAGAGTATGTTTCGGTCCCGAGGTCATACGAGTGGTTCGCAAACGACGTTGCACTCGCGTCGATCGGCATCAAGTGACCTCGGAAAAGACCGAAGTTATTGTTCACTTGCGCCGAGCGAATGGTGGTCAAGGGGCTGAAACTGTAGAAGGCTGTGATGGTATTCGGACTCGGCATTAGATTTCCCTCGCTACAAAACGGTTTTGGAAATTGTCGAGGTCGATCTCCATCGACAAGAACTTAAACTCTTGACCCTCTAAAATAAGAGCGTCACCGACGGCAGCATCAAAAATCAAGTCTTGCGCAGTAGACGTCGCGTCGTCGGCCCAATTGTTTTGGTCCCAGAGACTGTTCGCCTGCGCTTCGGCCGGATCGTAGTAGACTGCGACACGGTCAAAAAGATCCAAGTGTGGAATGAAAGTCGTCGTGAATTCGATCTCTTTCTTATAAGCCGAGACATCGTCAAAGAGGGCATCAGCCAGTGTCTCGGCAACCGTCACTGTCGGGATGTAGAAGTTCTCAATCGATAGCGTGCGAACACCTAGGACCCACGGGTTGTTCGTAGGTGCGACTTCCAAATTCGCTTCGCGGATCACATAGCTTGTTGCCGAATCGGTATCGCGCCATTTCAACTGAATCCGCGAGTAGTATTTTGAAATCCGGAAACCATAAGTGTCGACAGTCTTTATCGTGTGGCCGTAGGTACTACTGAACGAACCCGCTCCATGGAACTCATAGGCTGTTGTGCTGTTGAGGGTTGTGCGCGAAATGAATTTGAAGATCCCATCACGCGTGATGTAGGGAACGAAGTTTTCAGTCTCAGCGAGCTTCTCGATGATTTCCCAAACCGTTTTGTCGATAACATCAGCGGCTGTCGACGTATTCAAATTCGAGTAGACGTTGGTTGTTGCACTGATTTCCCAATTGGTGGTCGTGTCGCCGAAGAACGGACGGAAGATATAGGCGCCGTAAACGTCCACTTGGTCTCTTACCATCGTGAGAAACTGACTGGCAGTAAAGCCAGTTGACGTCCATCCGGTTAAGTTCTTGGCCGGGAAATCTTGGAAGACCGATACGAGAGGTTTTAAGTTCAGCGCCAAATCGTTTTTGTCAGATAACGGAATGTCACCCGACAAGATGCCGATGAACATCGTGCTACTACCTACGTCGTCCCACTGGTCGTCGTCAGTGTCCCAGAGTGCTGCGTCCCAGCCGCCTTCTGACGGCTGTTCAATTGTCGTCTTAAGTCCTTGAGCATCTTCAGTGGTGTAGCGGAAACCCGCCTCTAGCTTCACCAGGGTTCGCTGTTGGTTGAGGTAACCGAACCAAAGGCTCGACGGAGAATCGTCTGGGTTGAAAGCACCTTCTTCGTTTTCGACATTTATTTTGGCGTTACTGAAAGTGAACTTAAATCGGCGGGACGTGTCGACTTGCGTGACAATCTTTCCGTAACTCTTAACGTAGTTCGAAATATCAAACCATTCGGACTCAAAGAGCCCGTTTGATAGAAGGCGTCGCTTGATGAAAGCGCGACGAAACACCGTCGCAACGGGCGCCTTTATCAAATTGTTGAGTGAGGGATTGAAGCTCAAGACGGAGTTTCCTTAAGCGAGATTTTGCCTGAATATCCCGCCGTGTTGTTATTGTCAGAGTACTCGTAGAAAGTGAACGGACCGTCCCACACGCACTCGAAGATCTGGCCGTCCCAAGATGTGGTAGTGCCGAATGGGGCGAAGTTGAACTCTTCGCCGCGATCAAAAAGATTCGTCTGAAGATTGTCACGCTCAGTGCGGGAAATGAAATCGAGTTCGATTTGGGTTTCCCATTTCTTCTTTACGTTGTGAATGCGCGTGCCGCCGTCCGACAACTTATGCACGATCTGTTTTGGCGTCAGTCGCGGCTTATAACCTTTCGCCGATGGACGAAGCTCAAGCTCTTGGATCAAGTCGCTCGCAACAAAGAGACCGATGTACTTCTCTTGATCGGCAACCATTGTTTTTGTCGATTGGATCGTGATCGACGAGCACTGAATGGTATTGAACCGAAAGTATTTATTGGGATCAGCGTTGCCCGTGTAGGTCGAGACCGTCGTGTCGCCGTTCAAAATTGAAAACGAATTCGCAGTGGCGCCGTCGTAGAACACTCGGAACTCTTTGAAGTTCATGTCGAGCATCGCAATTCGACTGACCGGAGTCGTTGCGTCGAATGTGATCGTGATACTTGAAGTGGTGAGATCACTGTTGAGTCCGTCGGTGTAGTACTGAAACGCCGGATCTCGATTGAAGAGATTCGATGAAGCCAGTGTGTTTGAATTCACAGTCATCTGTGAAGTGGTGTTGAGAAAGTTTCCTTTGATGAATTCCACTTACACGACCCCCGAGTCAAAGGCGACACTCTCGTTGTTTTGTCGAAGCTTGAGAAGTTGACGATCGACGGCCACTGCGAACTGCCGCGCCTCGCTTTCGCTACCGAGCATTCCGCCGTAAGAGTTGATGACGACAGTGGTGTTCCCGCCGCCAAGTCCGAACTCGCCTGCGCGATCAAGTGGAATGACGGCTTCGGCCTGACCAGCTTCGCCAATAGTGGCTTGTGTACCGCCGGGCCTTGGCATGACGATGCCGCCTTCGGCTAACTGAACGCCTGCGATATTCGCCGCCTGGGCCGCCATAGCCGCCCCCACCAGACCCGCAGCGGCGAAGTTGAAGGGCGGCGGGAACGCCGAGAGGGCCTTCGAGATCGCGACTGGTGTCTCGATTGCGATCTGCGTGATGGCAGCGGCCTTTCCTGCCATGGCCAGAGTTTTGTTGCTTGAGTTTTGAAGCGAAGCGATTTTGTCGAGAGTATCTTTTCTGTTTTGAATCTGCGTCTCGTGAGCTGTTTGATCTTTCTTTAGCTCATTAAGACGATAGATTTCGTTCAGTGCTGCGAGTTTCGTTTTCGAATCGGTGGCGTTCTTTAAGATCGTTTGTTGAGTTTTAATTTGCGCATCGATTTGCGCCATTGCTTTCTGCTCTTCACTGGCTTTGAGCAGTTCAATGTCGATCGCTTGTTGTTCGATCTGTTGTTCGCGAAGTTTGATTGCATCGTCGTTCGCGGCCTGGAGCTTCACTTCACTCTTACGCGCGAGACTTTCTTTCTCGAGAGCCAACTCTTCAGCTTGTGAAGCTTGCGTATCCGCAACGAAAGCTGCATTCAATTCTCTAAGACGGCTCTGAGTTGTCTCAACCGAAGTGATAACAGCGTCGCCTGTTGCGGCAACGCCCGCACGCGCGGTCTCAAGTGCTTGCTTAAAGTTTCCACTGGCCGCTTGAGAGACTGCCTCGAAAGCAGCCGCAAGACCAGTACCGAGCACTTTACCGAGAGTCTCAACGACGCCGTAAACGACAATCCCAGTTTGTGCGAGCGCTTGAAGCGTCGCCATGAATCCGTCAATAGCGTTGTTGACGAAGCTCGCATCCGTCCCGAGGTTTTTAAGTTTGTCTGTAAATAAAGAAATAACCGGAAGCAAACGCTCGCCGATCGTTTCAAAAATATCGCTCACGACATTCGCAAGCTGAGTCAACCCACCATAGCCTTTGGCCGCTGCCTCGGCTTGTCCGCCGTAACGGCTATTTACTTGGTCGAGTACTTGCGCGAGCTTCTCTTGTTTCGTGGCGTTGGCGTTGACCTCAATCCCGTTCCGGGCGAGAGCGTTGGTGGAAGTGCCGACGCTTTTTCCGACTAGTTCAGCGGCGGTCGCGAGATCAATCTTCTTTGCGGCCGCGAGATCAAGTGTTGCTTGAAGAAGTTCTTTACTGACTTTTGTTTGGCCGAGGTAACCTTGCAAAACACCTTGCGCGCCGATGATTTGTTCATCGCCGTAGAGAGTGAGCTTCTGAAGTGCCGAAGCTTGTTCGAGGTAGTCGTCTTTAAGCGCCTTTGAGTAGACGCCCTGGTTGACCATCGCGCGTGTGAGGGAGTTCGTCGCTTCTTCTTGTTGGCGGTAGTCGGCGATTGATTTGATGACGACCGCAGAGATTGCGGCGAAGGAAACAAGGGCGTACTCTTTGAGATTTGAGAAACCGTCGGCCACGCGCGAAAGCGCTTCTTCGCCCGCCGTCTTTATCTTCAGTAAGAGACTCGCCTCTTTTGCCGCCATTATCGTCCGCCCTTTTTCTTTCTCGCCTGCCGGGCTTCTTCTTCAACCCCTTTCGATGCCGCGAGAGAATCAAATTGAAAGTCGCTTAGTGAACACTCTCGAAGAATTTGACTCGGCAAAACTCCGTATCTGCGCGCTAGCTGATCTAACTCGACGAGTTTTTCACGGCTAACATAGCTTGTTTGAGTTTTTTTTTACCATAAGTAAACGTCATGATTTCCGCGTAGAGGCGCTCGGTGAGTTCCCAATTCGGCATCATGTCGTACACGTTTATCGATCCGTCTTTACCGTCATGAGTGATGACCGGGTCAACGACACCGGCCACCAATATGTCTGCGTAGTGGCGCTTTGCTTTCTCGCCTGTCGCTTGCAGCGCTTCGATCTTGGCCCCGGCTGTTTTGTGCGTGTCGTAAGCCTGAATCAAAACCTTCGAGCCTGCGGCGTAGTCGAGAATATTGACTTTTCGAATAGTGAAAGTGACGCCAACAACCTTGACCTTTTTGGTCTGGTTGATGACGTCACTAAGTTTCTTTCCGAAAAGCCAAGCCCACATCGCTAACATCCTATCATGCGTAACTGGTGGTATCGTTCACCACGACTGCTCTGACTGCATAACCGCTAGCCGTCGGATCTCGAAGTACTGCAAACGTGACCTCGCTTGTGAGCGGGTCCTGCGCACTCGCGAGTTCCGGGTCACCGGCATCGCTGACCATCACGTAAGGCATGGTGATCTTGATCGACTCGCGGATATTCGATCCAGGTAGTGTCGCGCCCTCGAACATCAATTCCGCCGCAAGTCGTGTTCCCGCCATCATCGCATCGAACGCCGTCGTCGTGTCAAAGCGTAAAGAAGCGGTCAGCGCGAATTGTGCAAGGCCCGCAGGCAACACTTGCAGAACGTCCGATCCGATTCGTCGTGCGGCCGCATCAGAGTTCAAGTTGTTCATGATCTTGAACTCGAAGCTCTGAACTGACCACGACGAAGTCGACGTCAGACCCGCAGGTGTTGTCTCAACCGAGAAACGACCGCTCACGAAACTGAGAGGCGTCTGCGTCGCAGTCGTTGTGTCGAGTACTGCGCTCACATCGTTTGATGTGATCGTGCAATCCTTCGCAATCAGCGAACACGACATCATCAACGCTTCATCGATTTCCGCTTTCAGCGACAACTCGTTCACACGAATGCCACTGTATTCGAAGATCTTCCCGGTCGTCGCCTGACCTTTACGAACGTTGAAACACAAACTCGAATAGGTCGTTTGGAAATTCGCGATATCGATTTGGTGTTGGAACGCAGCCGCACCGGCAGTCGCACCAGTCGCCGTAGCCGTTGTAACCGGCCCCCCACCAAAGGCGTTGTGCAAGAGATAGTTGATGCCCAAGTTTCGTGGCGAGTAGACCATTTCGGCGTCGCCCTCGACGACTTTCCCAAGCTGCACAAAGTGCGAATTGGTTCGGTTCGTCTGGATCTCTTCCAAGATCTTGGTGTCTTTCAAGGCTTTCATCGAAAGCGACATGAACGCGACGCCGGCTGTGCACGTGGAGTACGTGCCATAAGTGATCTCGCGCCCGATGGCGAGGTACGACAAATTCCCTACTAAAACGCTATCGCCTACAGACATCGAGGCCCCCTATTAAATTGAGCGAACGCTAGCCCAATGGTGCTCGCGCCCGATAAAATTGACTGCATTTATAATTTCCTGTTCGCGTTGCTTCAGACCTTTAAGTTCTTTGATCAGATTCTTTACCTGCCCGCGATCTTGAGTTCTGAAGCGGTATTGCATCTGCTCTTCGAGCTTCCCGGTTCTTCCGCCAAGTGCAAGCATAGCGTGCTTGCTACATTGAACGACGGGCAGTTTGAACGCGCTGATGTAAGTCTTCAACCACTCGGCCGAGAATTGAAGATTGCCAGACGTGTAACAGAACTCACCGCCGGGCGTGACGATGTAGGCGTGTTTCATGTAGTGAGTTTTTCCGCCACCATCTTCATCAAACGCATAGTACTTCCCGCCGTGGCGCCACGAGTAGTCGTAGCCGATGAGAAGGATTTTGTCGTAACCGAAGAAATTCTTTCGGCCCTCGTTATCACTTTGCGTGAGCATGATGACCATCGCGTTCGACACGTTGGTGCCGGCGGGGATGAAGTTCGGACACTTCGAAAGTTTCGAGAACTCAACGTGTGAATCGATCACGTCAAGGTTCGAGAAGAAAACAATCTTCTTCCAATTTCCGTTGTGGCTCCACTCGGGGTTAGCGCACACGTTGATAAAGAGAATTGTGTTTTGGAGCTTATCTTTCCAAGGCTCCATATATTTTTTGTAGTCGACGTTTGCGTCACACACCATGACGTAAGTTGGCGCAACGCCATGATCGAGAAGATGACCCATGGTTTTGTCACACGCCATGATGTCGACGTTCTGGTGATTCTTTACGATCGTGTCGATCTCTTCTTCAAAACTGTAGCCGTTAGCCACGCACAAAACCGCGCGACCGACTCCGCAGTTTTCAAACTCTTCAAGCGTCGGCTGTTTGAAAGCCGAATGTTTCTTTGCGTTCTCACGCCATTGCGGACCCCATTGTTTGATCGCCGCGTTTGATTGTTGTCTGATTGCTTCTGTGTTCATCGCCATTCGCCCACCCCTAGTAGAAAACCTCGCAGTTGAAAGTCAGAACCCCCGACCTCAAATGCGTTTGTTGGTTCAGTAACTCGGTGTAGTATTTGCAACCACTCGGCCTTTGCCAATTAACTTTACCGCGTAGCGTAGCGTCAGAACGCAAAATCAACTCGATGTTTTCCATCAACTGGCTGATGTCTTCATCAGCGGGGTCTTCGTCCACCGACGCTATATTTGAATTCCAGATGGAGCCCAGGACGGACACTTCTATGGTGGCCCGTCGTTGGTTTAAAAGCTGACCGCCCTTGATTGTTTCACTCGACGAGGTCTTCTCGTTGATAAAGCAAGTCACGAGTGGAAAGAACGAAGCCTGCGGGCGAATCATCGCAGGGTGGGTCTTTAAGATCTGTTGCACGCGTTTACTGCCGGCGAGCCCGTAAGAGAGGTCAATGGGACTCGCAGTCGTCGTGTTCGCGTCCGTCAGGATGTTTTGGATCGCTTCTTTAATGCCGTTTAAGTCGACACGCGTCGCCATCACTTCGCCTCATCCAGCATGAAGTTAAGCGTCTGCTCCGAAATGTCTTCCACAGCTTTATCAGATAGCCACATGAAATCACGCTTCGGTAGGCGGCCCCCACCAGTGTCGTGTGCATAAGCATATGGAAAATCCTCGGAAGTCTTCGCTCGGTTGAACCAAAGAAGGCCTTCGCTGGTCGCTTTGAAATTGGTCGGCCGAAAGCTATCGCGAAGTCGACCGGTGAATTGAAGGATCATATTGTTTTGCCGACCGATCTTTTTCATGTGCTCGAGATACGATTCCGACCACGGTGCCCACGGGCCTTCGCTGCCTTCTTGTTGCGTGAAGTGACCGATCACATCCCGGAAGACAATAGCTGAAAGAAGGCCTGCGAATTTATTGTCGCCCCCTTTCACTTTGTTCAAATTGGTTGCTATCGACTTCAAAAAGTCTGCAACCTCTTTGTCTTCGAATGTCGCTTCGATCGATTTTTCTGCCAAGGTTACGAATCCCTTTCATCAGAAATATCGCTGAGTTTATCAGGATCGATTTCCCAATTGAGGCTGTCGTCTTCATTGAATGTCGGCGTGTACTGCTCTTGATTGCTTAGGACGCGGTATGCAGTGTTCGACATATCGGTGATGACGTTACCGCTACTGTCGGTCAAATCGAGCTTGTATTCTGAAATCAGTTTCAAGTTCGTGAGTGCCTGGTCGATGAGAGTCTTAGCTTGAGCGAGAGCTTCTTTACCCCCACGAGCCATGCGCTGATACATGTATCCTTCAGCGAGCGTCTCTGTAAGTGACGTCACCAAAGGCGGAACGGCTGTCGAAGTGGTATTGAAATTCTCAATCTCATACCGTTTCGACAGCCATTTATTTACTTCGTTCTCAGCGTGAATGATGAGCTTATCTGCAAGCGAAGTCGTCGCGCTATCGAATGTGGTTCCCACCATCAGGATGGCGAGACTTGTTGTCGTGCAGTAAAGACCCATCGTGCCCTCTTACTTTCTGACCTTAACTGGTGGAAGAGCCTTGCGAAGTTCTTCGATCTTCGCTTTGGCAGCGTGCGGTTCAACCCACTCGCCTTTCTTTTTCCAACCAAGAATCATCGATTCGAGTGCGGCTTTGTGTTTCTTCAGCATTCGGCCGAGATAGATTTCGTACACCCCACGGTGTTTGACCAAAACCTTAACGACCTTGTCGGCGCCTTTCATTGTGTAGAAGGTCGCGCGCGGCTCGAGAGCTTTTGCATCGCGGGATTTCTTCTGTGCGACTTCTTTGGCTTTCTTTACCGGCGCGGCGTCGGGCGCTTCGGCAAAGGTGGGATCTTCATCGATTTCGATCTCTTCATCAGTCTCAATCTCTTGATCGATACCTTCGTGATCCGGAACAATCTTCTTTCTTCGAACTACTTTTTTCTTCGCCACAGCATACCTCAATTCTGGCAAAATAAGTGGCCGCCCTTTTTAATGGCGGGCGGCCGTAACCATTTTTAAGATCCTACCGGATCTTAGATGCCGTTGATCAGATAGCCGGTGAGTGAGGCAACAACTTTTGGTTGTACCTTCACTTCGACTTCGATCGCAGTCGCATT